TTTGGCGTCACGACAAACCTCTGTTAGTCGTGACGTCGATCCTCCCAGCACATTGGTGCCTGTTTTTCAGTTTTGCTAAACTGTACCGAACCGTCGGACATCAAAAGTGATATTCCTCGGGAGGTCAGTGCGTGCGTACCCACCCAGACTAGAGTCTGGGATCGGTGAAACACAATCTTTCCGAACGGGGTTTCCCTCTCTGGAGATGGAACATGAGTTCTGTGCAGCTGCACACCAGACTTGGGTCACCCTTCGTTCCATTTTTATGGTCCAAGGTATGACTCCAACCCACATCAGTGAGATGGAGACCACTTTGCGCCGAGTTCATCAGAGCTCGGGGCTTCGTGGTTTGGCCACTACGATCAAGAGATGGTCGAATGTCACTCGCAGCATTCTTGCTGGAGAGTACATTGACTCGACGAACGTTGGCTTTGCAAAGGCATCGCGCAACTGCGTCAGTAAACTCAGACACGAAGGGGCGAACGAAACTGAAATTTCAGATATAGTTCGCAACCCTAGACTGAAGTGTGGGATTCCTCCCTTCCTTCTGTTTAGGGAGTTCTACCCGGTACTCTTCACGAGACACACTCTTGAGTCCGTGAAGCGGGCAGGACCCTTCGCCAACATAGGACGGACCGCGCCTGACGGAGATTGCTCTGTCAAGAACGAGTCCCTGTCCAAATTCAAGAATACGGTCACCAAAATCTGGGAGAACATTTTCTCCTTCTTTTGGATAGGCTACGCATTCGCCGCAATTGCGACAATGTGTATGTCCTTTGGCCGTTCGAGAGTCCAGTTTTCCTCTCATTCGTCCCGTGATTACACGAGATCGATGGGAGGGAAGCGGTCGGAGATCATTGACAAGATTGTCAATGACTTCGTCCACAAGCCCCTGAAGGAAATAGTTCCTGAGGAGCCAACTGGAATGTTATATGATATCACGGGCCAGATATTTCTGGATCCAAAGGATTGGGACCCCGACGTGCTTCTGCACGAGGTCTGTTACCCGTTTATCAGAGAACCCGACGATTTGATGGCATGGTCCACATTTGGACATATCATCTTATTATGGTCGGTTTTAGATGCCTTGTCCATGGATTCTCTCAAAACTTTGAGTGAAAACATGGTCTACCCGGGACTCGGTTATATAACCCCGTCAATCCGGTTCGAAGGCTACGTACGCACTTCCGTTAAGGCCATCCCTGAGGAAGGCTGGAAGGCCCGCGTTATAACAATCACACCTCTGTGTGTTGCGATAATCGGGATCGTACTTAGACATCTTTTCGATCAAATGATCTATGACGACCCCCTTACGAGGGTTGGCATAACATCGACCGTAAAGCTTTACGATACGATGAGAAAGATGAATTTCGGAAGAATCGGCGGACTGAGCGATTGCGCTCCGTCTCTTCGGTTCGCGTGCGTCGAATCAGTTGATTTGACGACCGCTACCGATTCACCAGATCGTCGGGTGGTGAGTTCACTGTTTGAGGGGATATATCTATATCTCTCTCATCGCGGTGGCTCCCCCCTTGAGTTCATCCGCATGGGACTAGACATCAGTCTTTGTTCCAGGCAGTTTGAATTTGAGGACGGATCCTTCATCCCACATTGTCTCCACAGATGTGGTATCATGATGGGTGAAGGTATCTCAGGGACGTTCCTGAATGTAATGAGCTGTGTGCTCCGTTGCATCAGTGAACGATTTGCAAGAGATTTTGAGGAGAGGTACTATGGTACCACTACCGCAGATGCGGACTCCTTTATCTCTGATACTCGGGAAGACATCCAAACATTTTTGGATGAAGCCGGTGGACAGATGTCATACAACCCGCATTCTTCCCAATCTGGGGACGACGTTGTCATATTTGACAACATGGGAAAAGGAAATCTTTCCAAATTCCTCATCGTCCTCTACAGAATTATGAGCTTCATCCCAAGTGCGAGTACCTTTTATTCATCAGAATATTTCGGTACCTTCACTGAGGAGATGTGCGTATCTACGCACGACTCCAACGGATGGACATTTGTCGATTGTCTGAAACCGCGTCTATTTAGACCGATTTCAGATTCTGGTATTGCGGGAATTCTTTCCCACATCAGACAGATTTCTTCTACCCTCAGGTACAAGAAAACTGATTTCGACTTAGTTGATCGTGTCTGCTCCGCCGTCGATCAGATGATCGAGAGTGTCCCGGAGCTCCGGGACCGGCTCGGTAGATACGGATTACCGGTCGGATTGCCAGACTGGATGGGTGGTATAGACCACCCATGCCAGCACGAACCTGGTCATTTCGCGACCTTATCAGATCAAATCAAAGGAATGTTGAGATATCTCGAAACCTGCACTGATGAACAGATGTTCTTAGTGAAGTATTCCTTTGTTGACGGAAACGATGTAAAGGATAGCTCGACAGAGGTCTTGAAACGCGCATATGCGCTCTATCAATTACTCGATGGTTCTCACGGTCTAAGCCCCGCAGAGGCGGAAGGCGTCCACTGTATGTGGACTCCTGAGGAAATCTTTCCTCGCGGTGACCTGAGCTTTATTGTTTGGAAGAGAATCGTTGATGAGATCGCCGAATATTCGGGTCTTGTCACGTTCGGTAAACTCGTCAGTCAGCTGACTGCGGGGTTTAACTTCCTTGATCAGTGCGACGGCAAAGAGTGCACATCTGTGCACCCCTTGATCCAGAGACGGAACAGATTTCAGAAAATTCTGTCATTCGTTCCTGATACTGGTCTTGGCTCTGAATTTTCAGAGGGTACTTTGCAAGCCGCCTTGAGGCGCTATAAAGAGTTCGGCGGAAATTATTTCGACCCGTCCTCTGTTATAGACTTATTAGATATCACGAGTCTACCGACGTATGCGATCCGCTTTCATACTCTCGTATGAGGGGTATCGCTATCGATATCCTCGCGGACACGGACGGAGTAAGCACATATGTGCCACCTCCGTTCGTGCGCAAGTGTAGGCCAGGCACATCTGTGCCGGGACGCAATGACGCTCAACTCTGAAATTTCAGTGTTGGGCGCCA